TTACGTCCAAGTGTCCAAGTCCAACCCTCAACAAAACCCTCAAAATAGCCCTCAGGTATAAGCCCTACTGGGATATTGTCAAGGTAAAGCAAACTGTCCATAGTCACAGCTAATAAATCGTCTCTAACTGTATTAGTCATATCTGAATGGGCAAGGTTTACCGATACGGCTTCAAGTGACGTTTTAGGTGTTCCTCTGTAATTAACAAAATTTGTGGCTTGTTCTGTTGCGTCAACTGTTTCTGCAAGTATTGTTGATCTAATTTCTTCAAGCAAACCATAATTATTTATTGACGTATCATTTTGTGCTACAACTTCAAGTACTGGGTCATCATATTGTATTACTACGCTGTTAACAATATCTGCTGTTTGCAATCTGGTTTGTATATCAGCATTAACAAGGTCAGCGTCAAGTTCTATCAAATTGGTTGTGTAGTTTTCGCTTCTGCGTTCTGCGTCTGCGTAACCTATCTCAAAATCTGCTGTGTCATACAAATAACCTAAACCTGATTGTTGAGTTATGTCTGTTAATTCGTACGCTTGTTGTACTTGTGCGCTTCTAGCTAGCATTTCGTAACGTCCTGCGTCAATTGTGTCTATGCCTTGTACACCATAGTTAGCCCAAGTTTCAGTTGTAAAATCATTCCAAGTAAAAGTATTACTTATGTCTTCCCAAGCAACAAATAATGTTTCTTCTAAAATACGTTGAATACGTGCCCCGTCAAGTTCTTCAGGGTAAGCAACCCCACCAGCGTAACGTTTAACAAGTAAACCAAGAGCACCAATTGCTTGAATCTGTAAAGTGTTAGGTTTACCACCTAAACCAGCGCCCTCAAATCTGTTATAAACACCTGACACTTCACCAGTAAATAATTTTATGTATGCACCTGTTGAGTCAGTAACTTCTATAAGTACTGTGTCAAGTAATTCAACTACAGGACTTGTGCCGTCAAGGTTTAATAGTTCTATGTTGCAATAACTTGGCTGTGTTGCCTCAAAAAAATCATTACGACCATAAGTGATTGTGCCGTCTTCTAAAGTTGTTGACGTTTGTACAACTCCAGCAATTGTTACCCTATATGTTGGCGTATATACTGTCATAGGTTTATCTAAAGCCGAAGTTAAAAGGTTTTATACCTGTTGTTTTATTTGCTGTGTTTTGTACTTTGGTGATTGTTCTAGCTGTGGCTTGTGGATCAATAGCACCTTTAATGTTGTAGTTATTTACTGTTGTACCTTGACCTTTGATAACACTTGGTATTTGACCTGCTGCGCCAGCCAAAGGTGCAAGTTGACCAAGTGGGTTAATAAGTAATTTACCAAAATCAGGCAAACTATTGTAAAGGCTAATAGCACGCTCTAAACCACTAATAACACTTGTTATAACTGTTAACAATTTCTTAAAGCCTTCGCCTTCAGCTGCGCCAGTAACTTTGTCTAACATATCTACAAGTAATTGAGTTGTGCGTCTAAGTTGTTCACCAAGTAAATATGCTTGACCTTGAACATTGTCCATATCGTAACCAAAAGTTACTGCACCTGTTCCAGCGTCATAAAAGGCTCTAGTTAAACCTTGTTTACCCTTTGCTGTTAATCCGTCTACAAGTCCTTGTAATGCTGGTGCTAATTTCTCTGTAGCAAATTTTGCAAATATTTCAAGTAAAGGTAATAATCCTTTTCCTAATTCTTCTTTAGCTTCATCTAAAGCAACTTTGATTCTGGCCATACGACCAGCAAAAGTATTAGCTGCAATATCTGCTTGTCCAGCGAAGTTTTCAGTTAATTGTTTTACAGCTTCGTCAAAACTAATAGTTTGTTCTTTAGTAACCTTTATAGTTTTGCCTTGTTTATCAACTGTATCGCTATATTTACCAGAGGCTTTATCTAAACTTATTTGAGCACGCTCTACAGCGTTTTGTGCTTTTTGGGCTTCAATGCTATCTGCACCATTTTTAGTTAATGCTTTGTTTAATCTTTCTTGGGCACTTGCTAATCGTAGTGAAGCGTCTTCGTTTTTAAGTTGTGCTTCTTTCAAATCTGTTTGAGATACTTTAACTTTTTTGGTTATTGTTTCACTTGTTTTAAGTTCGACACCTAAATTCTTTAATGCCTTGAAATTGCCGTCTGATGCTTTGGCTAACGCATCTGAAACGCTTAATAAATCTTTACCTGTGCCAGCACTAATGTCTAAAGCAAGTGCTTGTAGTTTTTGTGCTTGGGTTAAATCCTTTGTCGAAACCAAAAGTCTCTGAAGACTTGGTCTAAGTTGGTCATCTGCCACGCCAGTTGCTCTTGCTGTTTTGTCAATAAAATCTTCTGTAGCTGCAATCTGTGCTTCTGTGGCTTGTGTTGTGTTACGTAAGGTTTGTGCTAATGACGCTTGGGCTTTTTCGTCTTCTATAGCTGCTTTAACAGCGTCAATACCAATTTTAATAGCCATAGCGCCAGCAGCAGCACCAACAGCAAGAAACGCTGCAGCACCTTTTTGTAAAGCGTTATCTAATTTATTGCTAAAAGTTTTTGTTTCTTTATCAGCTTTATCAAGGCCGTCAATAAAGTTTTTAGTATCAGCAAGAAGCGCAAGTTTAAGTGTCCTAATATCAGCCATTAAAAACTCGCCACCCAAGCATCTCTAATTCTTTCATAACCTTTAAGCCATTCCTGAGCAATTGTTGGTTGAAATCTTGACATAGCACGATACAACCACCAACCCTCTTTACCACCCTTGCCAGAGCGTCTAGGAAACTGTTTATATTGCTTTGATCCAAATTCATTACCCATTATCACATAACCAGCACTAAAAGCACTAGAGCCAACTTTTTGCCTACCACCAATACTAAAACTTGGTGCTTTATCTTTAGCTTTAATTACAATTGACTCGGCTACAGCTCTTGCTTGTTTAACATTATATGGTGCGTTATTAGCTGCACCTCTAGCATAATTAGCACCACGTTCAGCTAGTTTGCCTGCAATTTCTTGCATATCTTTTTTAGCTATATCGTCCATTTTATTAAAAGCGCGAAGAAGACCATTATAATCTCTATCTACTTTAACCAATTGAATTGCTTTAGCCATTAGCTCGCTCGTTCAATATGTCTATAGCCGTTGCCCAAATTTCGGGTTCTGCATTGAGCCAATAGTCGGGTGTTATCCCAGTTGCTATTGCCAGTTCTACTGCTATTCGCCCAAGACTTCGGGCTTGGTAAAATTTGCTGTCTCAAAATCAGAAGCTGCAATATCGGTAACTTTACTTTTCCAAGTGTCAAAGTTTTCAACCTTTTTTGTGACGCGTTGTTGAATCTTGTGAGCCAAAAATAAAAGAAGTGTGTTACTTGGTGTGCTTTCGTCAATAAGTATTTTAACAATTGACTTACTGTTATAAAGTTCTTTTTCTGCAAGTGAAAGTTCAATTGGTCTAGTCCATTCATCAAACTTTTCACCTGTTTCTAATTCCCACGTTAATTTAAGTTTAAGCATTGTGTGCCCCTGTTCTGTTTGTTGTTGTTGTTACGCTGTTAGGTCTTCGGTTGGGATACCTACAACTTGTAGTGATACTGAACAAGTTTGTACGTCTGCACCTGAAGCTGTAACGCTTGGATATTGTGGCAATACGTAACCAGTTAATGTTACACCAGTTCTTAATGTCATAATAAACGCAATTGTAGTATCTGGGGCTGACTCTGTGCCGTCCCATAATACTTTGTACAAGCTGTTTGGTGTTGCTCCTACGTCGTTCAAAAACTCAATGTCAAGTGTAACGTTTGAGTCAATGTATTTGTAGGCTTTGCCTGCAAGGGTGTCAAAAGTTAATCTTTCTGTATCAAAGTTGATAGCAGAAGAAGTAATTTGCTCTGAGTATAAATTTCCATTAACACTCAAAGTTAATTGACGACCACTTAAAATAGTTGTTGCCATTGTTGCCTTTCCTAGCCTGTGTAGGCTGTTTGTAGTTGGATTTCAGCAGATAGCAAATCTGTGCTATTTGTCTGCCTAATTCTCGGACTAGATACTGACAGTATAACCCAATTAGTCGGTATTAGTGCCAAGATTGTTTCTATATCATCTTCCAAGTTTGTTAATGCGCTTGGGTTTGAATACGTAGTGCTGACTATTTCAAGAGTTAGTCTTACGTACCAATTTTTTGAGTTACCAATAGCGATTGGTTCAAGGTATGGGTCGCCAGCTAAAATAAGAGCTGCTGGTGGAATAATAATATCTGGCACGTGATCAT